CGAGCTGTTCGACTTGAGCAGGATGATCTGGCCCGACGCTTCGCTCGGATCAGCGCGACCGCCAACGTTTTCGTTGTAGCCGGCGCTGTCAAAGTTGGAAATGTCGATCTTCTTGCGCTTGCCGCCGCCCGCCGGGCTGAAGCCTTTCAAGGCCGCAACCGCAACAACAACGTGCGGCGAAACGCTGGCGTCCAGCACATACAGCACTGTGCCGGGGGTAAGAGTTGCAGTGGTCGTCATTTGAATCTCCATCGATGGGATGCGACGCCTCACGGCGTTGCGGAACGGCTGGTGTTCAGCCGCTTTTCCTGCGGAGCGCTCCGCAGAAATGAAAAAGGCCAGCGCATCGCTGGCCCTCAAATAGGTGCCGGGACTAATGGCCCCCGGCTATTGGCTAGATAGCTGTCTCACGACAGTTATTGCGTTGTCCAGAAGCTCACTTCAAGCATCGCGTGGGGTCGGCGCGTATCGGGGTCAACGTCAATCTGCGGCGGCGTAATGGTTCTGATACCGACCCCGTGAGATGACTGCGCACTAGTGTCTTCCAGTGCCGAGCGAATGGCATTGATAATAGAAACGGCGCTGTCGCCAGCCCCTTCTGCCGTGAATACATCGATCTGCACGCGTTCGTTATCGGCACGCGATGCGGTGTCCAATGAATTAAGCGTATGGCCGCCTACGGTCTGAAATGCCGCATATGGCAACGGCTGACCTTGCGGTACGAACCCGAAAGGGAACAGGCGCAAAATGCTTCCTGACTTCAGCAAATTAGTTACACCGGTATTTGCGTTGCAGATGGCCGAAATAATAGGTGCGGCGCCCAAGCTCACGATTTAGCCTCATTTACCGCGTCAGGAAGGCTCGTGCGCAGCGATTCGGCAAATTGATTCACTGCGTTTTCCTTTTGTGACTCGAAAGCAGGCCGCATGAACGGCTTGGCGGCCATTTTCTTGGTGCCGAACTCTACATATCGACCGTAGAACGCATCGCCCAATACCGTGATCGATTTGCCGGCGCGATTGAGCGTACGAATAATGCGTTTCTGTGCGCGGTTCAATTTGATCTTTCGCACAAGCACGTAATATTTTTCAGCAGCCGTGCCCGGACTCCGGTCGCGATAGATAATGATTGCATCGCGCAATGCACCTTCAATGCGGCGGTTATCCGGCGTCTTGAGCACTGGCGCGCGAGCGCGAGCGTCTTCCTTGATTGGCGTTACTCCGGCAACCATTGCGCGGCGTAAATAGCGCTTCGCAATGACCTTCGGCAGATTTTCTAGTGCATGCGCGAGTTGTTCGAGCCCGGAAATCCTGACTTCAGCCACGCACATACTCCCAAGCCGAACCGTTGCGGATTTCTTCCATCGTCCATTGCTTCCAGGCGAGATCGTTAGCCCACGTCTGCCGATTGGGTTCTAGCGGAATTGACCAGCCATGCGAGGAAACCGGCCATGCCATGGACCCCTGATCGAACGTAATACAAGGCTTGCCTGCTAGCGTGGCCTCGACCGCTGTATTGCTATTGAACGTAATCACGACCGCTGCTCCGGCAATGGCATCCGCGAGCGCGCCGCGAATCGTTTCAGCACAACCAACGGGATAGTTCTGGCCAAACTCAAGCGCTACAGGGTGAGGTCGAAACTTCACAGGTAGACCGAATTCTTTCTCGGCGCGGTGCGCCATGCGAACCGCCCACGGCTGGAATGGCATGCCGTGCAATGAGGCGTCGCCGTCAACCTGACCGACCAATAACGAATAATTCCCGACAGGATTCCACGGCTTGAGCATGCCGGCATGGTGCTGCGCGAAACGCTCCGGTCCACCGGCCTGCGGGAACGCCGCGCGGCCGTTGAGGCCATTCCAGCCGAGCGACGTCCACACCTTGCGATCGCCGATATAGCCATGCTCCATCACGAGAACACGCTTGCCAGCAGCCACAAGAGGGGCGGCAATGCGCCAGCCCCAACAGGCGACAACATCACTCTCAGGTTGCCGCGGGATATCAACGATACGAGACGCAACACCATGCGCCTCAAACCCGAGACGCAAAGCGTGCGCATGCGAAACGTGATGGTCGAACGATTGGTCAACAACAATATCGACGATCATCGAACGCAATCTGCGATCAGCGTCCAGCCGTTATGGCCTTCGCGCACGTCAGAGGTAATCGTGTCCTGCGTGAACCATTGCTGGATTTTCCAGCCGCACTCGGTCAACAACTGCTCAAATTCGGCCTTTGTGTAATGTCGAAAATGAAACTGCTGGCCGGTGAATTTGTAGAGTGATTCATTTGGAACGCTCGCCAACAACCGCTTGCAGCCGATTTTGCGCAGCATTGGCCTCGGGTCGCGCAGATGTTCCAGCGTCTCGAAACAAACCGCCGCATCGAACTGACGCCCCAACTTCGGCCATCCATTCAGATCGCGCTCGATGTACTCAATCGAATCCGAGTGGAAATTGGCGCCAGCATAGGCAAGCGATTCGGTATCGTTGTCGATACCAATGACCGAGTGGCCTGCATCAGCCAATACCCTGCATCCGTAACCGGTGCCGCAGCCGATGTCCAAGACGCGCGACTTTTCCGGCAATGATCTGGCGGCGAACTTGTATCGTGCGACATGATCGTATCGAATGCCGTCAAGGCTCGATGCGACCTGGCGCTCTCCTGAATGCAATGACATAACGCCTCCTGAGCGTTAACCCTGCGAAACACCTGTCTCGCAGAAAATGGCGAGGAACCGCCCGCGCCGCTGTTGATCGGGAATTCCCTTGATATCAAGCAGCCGCGATCCCCAAACGATGCGCATGTTTTCGTCTATGTCACCGCGCCAGCGAATCCACACGGTGTAGCTGCCGGCGGGCAACTCTTGTTCTGACACAAACCGCTCATTCGCCTTGGCCGCGTCAACGCGCGCCCAGATCTCCGCGAAGTCAGCCCATGTATGCGTCAGTTCGCCGGTAGCCGTCTGCGATTCCGACTTGCGCTGGAACGTCACACGCTGATCGAAGCTGCGGACGTCGGTGTTACTGAGAACTGACATACTCTTCCGCGAGCCTTATCAAAGCCTGACCTAGGCCAGCCTTAACCGAGGTGATTTCGCGCTCGACAATCTCGCGACGATATTTCTCATCTAAACGAAATGGCTCACCGCCGCCATTGATCTTGTATGAGAACTCATGTTCAAGTTCGGCAATGCGCAGCTCCGCACGCTTAGTGGCGCGCTTTTCTAGATGTTCCAGAATTTCTGAAAATTTCATGCAATGCCCTCCTGAGGCACCTACGGTCGCTGGCCGTACTCGAATGTGTAGACCTTGAACGGGTAGACCATCGCATCAATTGCCGCCTGCAGTTGGTCATACTTCTGCTGCGTCATCGGGTCATACCACTGCTGAACCTTCAGTTTGATCGCGTTCTTCAATGCCTGTGGCACGGTTGCGCGATAGTCGTAGACTGGCGGACTGCCGGTATGCGTCGGCATGTAGCCGGCCTTGTACGTAAAAATGCAGGCGTCTGTTCTTTCATACGTGATCGGCCACGTCTCGCCCCAGATCAGGTCAATCCGCGCCGGCTCCGCATCGGCGCTGACTTCATATTTCGCCGGGTCCAGCGTTTGCAGGACGTTGTTCTCGTCGTAGTACGTGATCGAATCAAGCGAAATCAGCGGCGAGGATTTCGGCAATTCGATGAAGAATGGCTTGACGTAATCGGTCAACGTCTCGTCATAGAACCGACGAGGCAAGAAAAATATGCGGTCGGTCGGAAAGTATGGCGTTTTGAAAACTATCGTTTGCTGCACCAGCGCGCGCCGCGTGCATTGCTCGATCCACTCGCGCGCCGCGGTAATCTGTGATGACAGCAACGCATCATCTGGATGCGTTGGCGGCGACCCGGTCGCATCGAGGCGCAGATGCGCATAAATCTCGGCGAGCGTGACCGGCTCAACGGGCGGCTGAACTGTTACCTGAAGTCGCACGGCTCAGTTCATCCTCTAGGTTGCCTAATGGGAAACACCGCAACGCCGAATCCGGCGTGCAATTCACCACGTCAATCCCCCGCTCTCGCAGCGGCTCGACGATGGTCTTGAAATTCTCGATGAACTGCGGAAACACTCCGCAGCCGTTTGCGTCCGCCAACCCAGGCGGATGCTTGCCGAACCAGTGATCGCCGCGCATATCAAACCCGGTTAACAGGATTCGCTTAGCGCCACCGTGGGCAACAATGTGTGTTGTCTGGTATCCGGAGTTCTCGCCAGTTCGCACGTAGGCTGGATCTGGATCAAACCCGAGTTCTTCGTATCCGCCCCTACCGTTTGGCCGCAGTCCAATGCACTTAACTTGCGGGAACACGAGCGAATCGTCCGCCGTGACTTTTAGTCCGGCGAAATTTAGCGCCCATGAGGCGTGATGCAGCCACCATTTGCCATCGCATGCATAGAGCATGTCGGCCCACGGAGCCAGTCTGGCCGTATCGTTGATCGCTACCGCAGGGATGCCGGCTTGCCGAATATTCTCCGCAACATGCGCCGACATCGACGGCCCCGAGGCGAGAATCGCAACTGTGCGACCCTCCCACATCCTCGGGACCGTCCAAGGTGTAGCCATTTACACACTGACGATCTGGACATCAGCCGCAGGATCAACCTGTGACGCTGGACCGTTGAACGGATCGACGCCCTGCAACGTGGCCGCTACGTAAGACGACGCCACGCCTACCGTGACGATCATCGAGACGTAACGGAAACCGTTCGCGACATCGAGCGAATCCGTGTTGAGGTTGATTTGCGCAACCTTGTTGTCGCCGCTGGCCTTGACTATCTGGTTAATCGCGGCGCCAGTGATATCCTTCGCACCCGCGCCGCCACTGGATGTGGCCTGCTGAAGTTTGAAGTCCACTGTGGCGGACGAGCCCAATACGCCGGTAACGAGAGTTGCCAGCATGCGTCGGAAGTTGGCCGCATCGACCCATGAAGCAGTCGAGGCACCAGCGCCCTGCTGGATCGGGGAAACCACCGCCATAGTCGCAGCGCGGTCGGTCGGAAGTGTATTGACGAAGCTCATTGGTTGACCTCTTAAACGCTGACGATTTGGACGTCGGCAGCCGGATCAGACTGCGAGGCCGGCCCATTGAACGGGTCGAATCCCTGCAGCGTACCTGCGACGACGGACGAGTTTGGCGGCGACGTGCTGCCGCTTGGGGTGATGACGAGTGCGACGTAGCGGAAACCGTTGGCGGTGTCCAGGCTGTCTGTGTTGAGATTGATCTGCGCGACTTTGTTGTCGCCAGACGCCTTCAGGATGCGAGTGATGGCCGCGCCGGTAATGTCCTTCGATCCCGCACCACCGCTGGACGTGGCTTGCACGAGTTTGGCGTCCACATAGGACGACGTGCCCTGCAATCCTGTCACCACGGTAGCCAGCATCCGGCGAAACAATGCGGCATCGACATAGGCGGACGTCTGTGCCGCATGAGTCGATACCGGACTGACCACTGCCATGGTTGCCGCGCGATCGGTGGGAAGCTGATTCACAAAACTCATAATCTTCTCCTCAGAAGAGGAGGAGCGCTTGCGCGCCCCTCACCGATTTAGCGAGCCGCCAAGTTGACGAAGCACGACAATTTGTTGCTGCCGTTCTTGCGCGTGATCGCCGACGTCCACCACGGCTGACCACCGACACGCATCACGAAGCGGAACGCCGTGATGTCATAGTCGAACCACAAGTGGATGGACACGTCAGCACGGATGCCGCCCGCCTTGACGATGGTCATGTAGGTGGACAGATCGACAAGGTTGATGTCGCCGGCCGTGCCGAGCTGCTGGCATGCTTCGGTGACCACCACCGGCCGACCCATCAGCTGGCCGTACGGCGAGCTCGACAGACCACCCGGAGGCAGGTACGCCGGGAACACGCCCGAGTTGGAACCCGTGATGACGAGGCTCGGAAGCTGCTGCTCGACGTCCTGGTTGATGAGCCAGATCGAGTTCTTGCGGCACTGGCTGTACATGCGCGCCCACATCTTCGTAATGTTGGCGAAGTTCACCGTTGCCGCAGCCTGACCGGATTCCTTGGCGACCGTTACCAGAGCGCCGGAATTCAGGAACCCAAGAGGCTGGCCTGCACCCGTACCGTTGATGATCGCGTCGTTGATCTTGAAGTCGATCTTGGCCGGCGCTTTCGTATTGAGATAGTTCGACAGCGAGGCCGCATCTTCCAGCAGTTCGTCCGTCACCGGCACCAGCGCCGTCAGCTTGTTGAGCTTGACAGTCGTATTTTGCAGGTTCGGCTTGGACTGGCTGAGTTGGCTGGATTCACCTTCCCACGAAGCCTGAATGCCGCCGGACGTCTGCCACGGCGTGGTCTCGTCTTTCGGGAACGTGAAGCTGTTGCTCGAACTCGTCTGCTGGTCGGTGCGGGACAGCAAAGAATCCTCTGCCATCACCTTGACCATGATCGCCTGACGGAACTCGGGCGGAACCGCGAAGCCGCCATCGGCACCGGAACCTTCCTGACCGAAGCTGGACGGCGCATTGGCCACCAGTCGCGGATCAACCGCGCCACCACCACCACGCTGGATGCTGGCCGCAGCCATCACCGAACGGGCGTAGTCGCCGAAGTTGCGGAAGCCCCACGTCTTGCGGTCATCGATGGCTTCGATGCGCGGCGTGCGAGCGGCAGGAGCCGCAGCGGGCTTGCGCTCTTCGGTCTTGGCGTTGACTGTTTCCAGACCATCGGTCTGCGTGCGGCGCGCGGCCGGAGCGTTTACCTTGGCGCTCATCGCAGCGATGCGCTCGCGACGCTCAATATCGGCTTCGACGGACTCGAACTCGGCGAAGATGCCGGCGACATCCTTGCTTTCCTGTTCGTTCAGTTCGCGCTTTTCGGCGTCGGCTTTCGCCTGGATATTCTTGACGTTCTCGTTGAGCGTCAGGAGTTTTTCTTTGAGCTCTTCGATGGTCTTGCCGTCGTTGTGCGGATTCAGGCCGAGCGCCACCGCCACGGCCACCGCGTGGGTCATTGCATTCACTTTCATTGGTTTTTCCTTGATTTGGGAATTTGCGCGCCTCACGGCGGGCGTAAAAAAACCGGCTTGCGCCGACTGCTTTTTGTGCCGAGGCGTTGAGCCTCAGCCGGTGGCGCGGCTGGCCGCGCGTATTCGTTCGGTGCGCAAACTCATTCGAGCCATGAGCGCCTTGGTTGAAAGCGCTCCGTCGAGCAAGTTGCGCGGGGTGTTTTTGAACTTGGTCAACAGTTGCGATTGCACAGCTCCGACATCTTCGTTGGCGCCATCAATGGCATCGCAGAAACCACGGTCGAGGCACTGCTGCGCTGTCATCCAGGTTTCGTCGGTCATCCACTGCTTGATCTGTGCCGGATCTGCCTTGGTGCGTGCAACGTAGGTATCAAGCAGAGTCGTTGCGACCTGATCGAGCGCGTCGGCGTTCTTGCGCATGTCTTCAGCCGTACCGATGGCCACGCCCCACGGGTCATGGATCATCATCTGCGCATTGGGTGCCATGCGAATCTCATCGCCGGCCATGCAGATGATCGACGCAATCGAAGCAGCAAGCGCATCGACGTGCATAACTTTCTTGGCTTTGAATCGCTTGATCTGGTTGTAGATAGCGACGCCCTCAAATACTGAGCCGCCGGCACTGTTAACGTAGCAGTCCAGCGTATCCACCGGCCCCATATCCTTGAGCGCCTGTGCGACTGTGTTTGCCGTTACGCCGCCGAACCAACCATCCCCGATGTCCTCATAGAGATAGAGCTCACCTGCCGTACCTTTGGCCTTGGCAAAAAACGTCGGACGCACCGCGTTGCGCATGCGATCCTTTGAATCGTTCTTGTCGATCTTGTCCAGCAATGCAGAGCAAGCATCGGCAACATCGGTGGCGCCCTGTTGCGAGGCGCGGCCCTTGGCGCTCACCACGGCGTTCCGGTAGACCTCACCACCCTTGCTTACCGGATAGCCATAGTAACTTTTGGTTTTCTCGGCTTCGTCGGGATGCGTGGCAAGAAATGCTTTGCCGTAGGTTTCCCAATCATCGCCATTGGGGCCGAGCAACTTGTTCCCGTCTTCGGCGCTGAAGCTCCATGAGCCGCGATTTACCTTTCCGGCGTCGACGAGACTGTGCGCATGGTCAACTCCGGCTTGGTTGAGTTTCGTGCTCATTTATGACTTCCTCGTAAATTGTTCGACGAGTTCGGCAGCGCTTCGCTCCGAATCTGCACCATCGAAGGCGACGCGCTGGCCACGCTCCAAAGCGGCGCCGAATGTTTCGCACCGGGCGATCTGTGTCAGCAGTTGGCATGGCTTGACGAGTTCTTCGTGAAGCAGCCGGGTCTGCTCCATGCGGAACTTGCGCATAAAATCTTCGCGCTCATCCGACGTGCGTTCGGCACGTTCAAAATCCGCCATCCGATGTTTCAGACGTGTCGAAAACCTGCCGTAGACCTGTGCGAAACACGTCACCAATGCGCGGTTGAGCGTATCGCCTGAATCCGTGCTGGCCGATTCCTTCTGATTGCCCTGGTCATCCTGATCGTCGTCTGGATCGACCTTCTGCCAATTGGCGCCAACTTCGCCCAAACGGATGTTTGCGCTGTTGACCAGGCGGATATCGCCATCTGGACCAATGGTGTCGCGGCCCTCCAATTTCAAAATATCGTTGACCGAGTACGCGCCGATATTGCGCATGGTCTGGTAGTAGTTCGCGCGAGCCTGCGCATCGCCCTGCGACAGCCATTCGATATCGATGCGCGTAAAGCGCGGCTTTCCGCGAGCGGAAAGCAACTTGAAGTCCGATTCCTGCTGGTTGCGGATGCACCAAGGTTTCAAGGCATCGCGCGTGAACTCAATGCCTTGCTGTTCGATGTTGTTGTTCGTGGAACGCAGCAGATGCGCCACCTTATGCGGAGGCACCCCGTACCAGCGGCAAATCTCCTCGACCTGATTCTGGCGCGAGAGTACCAACTGAGACTCTTCGGCGTTCGAGGTCGTCTGGTTGAACTTTGCCCCACCCTCTGCAATGAATGGGCGATGCGCCTTGTTCGGGCCGCGATGCCGTGCCTCGAACGATTCGACCAGACGCGAATACGCCTTATCATCAAGGTTCCCTGGAACTTCGAGAACGCCGCCAATCTGCGTGTTGTTGCCGAAGTACGTAGCGGAGTAACGCTCCAGCGCCATCGTCAGGCCGATGGACAGCGCGGCCTTGGCGATCATGTTGTCGCCCATCAGTCCATTGATGCTCGGCCCGCGAAGATGGAAAACATCCTCCTTCTCTAAATCGACTTCCGATCCGTCGTCATTCCAGACGTGATAGATCAGGCGCCCATCGTCAGGAGCCCGGCGCGGCTCGCATTTGTCCGGCGTGATCGGATATAGCGAAGCCGCACGCCCCGATAGGTCGCGGGAAATCTCCGCGTACCCATTGCCCCACGTCAACGCCATGATGCCCAAAGCCTCGCGAAAGGCGATGGCCGTCATATCGTCGTTGGGGCGGACGTTCAGCAGGTAGTAAAGCGGGTCGTCCGTGAGCAGACGGCGATTGCCGCTCTTCAGTCGTTCAAAAACGTTCCATTCCGATGCCGCAATGGACTTGCTGATGACATCAACGCACGCCCAAACTACAGAAACCTGCAAAGCGTTTTCCGGCGTGACGCGAACCCCGGCCGGATTCTGTGGCATCAGCCAGTAGCGGAAAATACGTTGCGGATCGCGCGGCTCCGTCGCGGCAGCATAAGGAGACAAAACGCCTTCAGACGGGAAAATGGATTCCCAGAGGCCGATATCCAGATCGTCGGTCACGCTATCGGCCCTCAATCATCGTCATCGTCAAAGAACCGTCTGCGCCAGTCGTCGGGCGGTCCGGCTGGCTGCTGGGGTTCAACGGTGGTCTCCTGTGGTAGTGCCGATTCTTCGCCGAGTACGCGGATGCGTGGTTCCGGCTCGGGTTCCGATGGGCCGATTAGTACACCTATACCCATCAGCAGCGCCGACATGTCGTCGATCTTTTCCGGTGATCGTTTCTTGTCGGGCGCCATATTCATGTTGGCGTCGTACCGCGGCACGAGATTGCTCGCGCACCACTGCAGCACCGGGTCGCCGCCGTGGCTGAGCTGGCCGGTCGTGTAGGCCCGTTCCAACTCCTGCATGGCGGGGTGGTAGCTTTTGCCGCCTTGGATGAACTGAACCATCGGCAAGCCGGCCGCGATCAACCGATTGCATATGTCCTGTGCATTCCAAGAATCGAAGGCGATCTTGCTTGGCTTGAACCGAGCGCAATCGGCCTTGAACATCTCTTCGACGACGGCGTAATCAACCGCGTCCCCATCGGTCTGAACGATATGTCCAGCCTGAACCCATCCGGCGTATTGCACGGTGCCGCGTTGCGTGCGCTGCGCAACCGCCCACTCCGGAACCCAACGGCGGCCCCATGTGTAATAGCGACCGTCGACGCGCCAGACGAACCGCGCCGAAGTCAAATCCCGCGTGCTCGATAAATCGAGTCCGGCAGTGCATGGATAACTGGACAGCCAGTCAAGATCGACCTGGCCGGCGCATTCCTTCCACTTGGTCAGATCAATCCATGCCGTTGCAGCCGCGCTCTGACGGTTGCAGCGTTTGATCTTGAACTCGGCGTGCCGCCCCGGCATCGCCTTGGCTTCGATCGCCTCCTTGCGAATCTCTGCAAGCAGGATCGGATTGACGTCCATCAGCGGGTTGGCTTTCGCCCATGCCCGCTCGTCGAACTCGTCGTCTTCGTCATCTATGGCAAAGAACAATGCCAGGAAGTGATCGGCCTCGAC